CTACAGGAAGTGGTGCAGTCGCTGAGGTTATCCTTGGTGGTGAGAAGCTCGTTGGTGCGGGTGGTGCTTCTTGGAGAATAAAGAGAATAACCTACGATACAAGTATCCGCAACGACTGAGTATAAATAAAACGGAGGAAACCCCATAGGCCATGGCAGCACTACTTACTGATCAATTTAGAATATTTACAGCCCAGAAGTTTATTAAGTCACTAGAAGGACCAGATCCTCTGGCAAGTGACACAACTGCGGGTGATGATAGAGATCGTCTATACATCTTTATTGGTCGTCCCCAAGAATGGGACAACGAAAACTCACCGCCGCAAGCGGTAGACTCATTTGATGAGTTCTCTGATGCTTACGATGATATGATGTCATTGAAGCGTGTTCTTGCTGCTGACACGATTCAAGTCGTACGTCGTATTGACTGGATTCCCCCAGAACAAACTACTGGTGGTTTGGGTTATACTTATGACATGTATCGTCATGACTACTCACCAACTAACACAGCATCGTCTGGTGCTACTAAGTTGTATGACTCTGACTTCTATGTCGTTAACTCCAATTACCAAGTATATAAGTGCATTTATAACGGTACTTCTCCTGCTGACCCTAATGGTAAGCCTTCTACCATTGAACCTACTGGTACTTCTACATCCATCATCACTACTTCTGATGGGTATCGTTGGAAGTATATGTATACTATCCCTGTTGCACAGGTTCTGAAGTTTTTCTCTGCTGATTACATGCCTGTATTCTCAGATGCTTCAGTAAGTTCTAACGCTGTTGCTGGTGAAATTGACACTGTTGTCATTACTTCATCTGGTTCAGGTTATAACAATGGTACATATGATAACGTAGCGATTGCTGGAGATGGAACTGGTGGACGTGTTTCCATCGTGGTTGATGGTGGTCGTGTTATTTCTGCTACTGTGACATCTGGTGGTACTGGATATTCCTTTGGTAAAGTAACCGTTAACTCAGTTTCTGGTATTGGTACTGGAACTGGTGGTCAAATTGACGTTATCATTCCACCTCCAGGTGGTCATGGTAAAGACCCAGTAGTGGAAGTGGGTGCTTACCGTGTTATGGTTAACGCTAAACTATCATATGATGAAGGTGCTGGAGACTTCCCGATTGATAACGATTATCGTCGTATTGGTCTTTGCACTAATCCTAAGAAGTATGGTACTACCGAACTTCTTTCTGACCTAACATTATCTGCTGCAAGAGCAGTTATCTTCCCAACAACCTTCCAAGGTAACTTTATTCCTGACGAAACAATTACTCAAACTCGTATTGTAGGTGGTCAGTCTGTTACTGCAACTGGTAAGGTTATTTCCTGGAACTCAACAACTAAGGTTCTTAAGTATTATCAAAATAGAGTTGATGGTATTTTCCCTGCTGTTACTGGTTCTTTGAACGAGTTTGATGGTTCTAATGCCATTCAAGGTTCTTCTTCTGGTGCTTCTGGCGACCCAGATGTGAACTTCCCTGCTGTTCCTAACACTTCTTCTCGTGTTATTAACAACACCGAATATGACCTAGGTATGAGATTTACCTCTGGTTATGCAAAACCTGAGATAGAGTCTAACTCTGGTAACCTTATCTACATAGATAATAGACGTACGATTTCTCGTGCTAACGACCAGATTGAAGACATTAAAGTTGTTATTGAATTCTAATATAAGTCCCTAAGATGCCACAGAATACTAACCTGAATGTCACGCCGTATTACGACGACTTTGACAAGGATAAAAATTTTTACAAGGTGCTGTTCCGACCAGGGTTTCCAATCCAGGCTCGTGAACTCACGACCATGCAATCAATCATGCAGAATCAGATTGAGAACATGGGAACGCACTTCTTTAAAGAAGGTGCGATGGTTATACCTGGTCAAATTGGTTATGACTTAAATGTTTCTGCTATTCTTTTACAACAAAACTTCTTAGGGGCTGACGTTGAGTTGTATAGGGAACAGTTGACAGGTAAGTTAATTACTGGTGTTACAACAGGTATTGAGGCAAAAGTATTATATTCTATATCATCAACTATATCAGACAAGGGATATATTACACTATACGTTAAGTATATTGATTCTGCTGACTCCACTTCTGATACAGATGTTAAACAATTTAAAAATAATGAACAGTTGATGGCAGATGCTGACATCACTTTTGGTACTACACTGATTGAAATGGGTTCACCTTTCGCTCAGATGTTACCAGATGGTGCTACTGCAACTGCTTCAGCAGCATATATCAACGAAGGTGTATATTTCATTCGTGGATATTTTGTTGATGTTCCTACTGGTTATATTATTCTAGACCAGTATACAAACACTCCATCATATAGAGTAGGACTTGAGGTATCAGAATCTATTATTACTTCTGAGGATGATCCAACTCTAAATGATAACGCAGCAGGTACGTCAAACTACTCTGCTCCAGGTGGTCACAGATTTAGAATTAGAACTACTCTGGTTAAGAAAGCAATAGACGATGACTCGGATAAAAACTTTATAGAATTGTTGCGTCTTAAGAACTCTAAGGTACAAGAGTTTGTAGAAAAGACTGCATACTCAGAACTTGAAAGATCAATGGCTATTCGTACTTACGAAGAGTCTGGAGACTATGCTCTTGATACTTTTGAGATCACTATGCGTGAGCATAAGGATGATGGATTTAATAATGGTGTGTATCAACAGGATGAATCTTCTGATGCTGGACTAGCCGCATCTGATGAATATATTGCTGCTGAGATTGCTCCAGGTAAAGCGTATGTAAGAGGTTATAGACTTCATACCCTTGCACCAACTTATGTTGATATTCCAAAAGCAAGAGATACTAAGGCAGTTCAGAATACAATTATTCCATTTGAACTTGCACAGTCAGTTCTAGTTACTAACATATATGGTTGGCCATTACTTACAGGACCAAACGTAACTTATAATTATCAAGTACTTGAATTACGTGATGACTGGGATACTGCTGGTGAAGGTACACCTCAAGGTAATATAATTGGTTTTGCAAGATGTGCACAGTTAAGCAATAACCTTACTAATGGTGGTATTGCTGGTGCTACTGAAGGTAATGAATTGCATATCTTTGACGTGCAAATGTATACAGTATTAAATACTGCTGCTGATGTATCTGCCACTCTTAATGAGACTGGAATGATCGTTAGAGGTGCTTCTTCAGGTGCTATAGGATCTATTCGTGCTATTAGTACAACTACTATTCAATTAACAGACGTTAAAGGTAGATTTAGACAAGGAGAAGCTATTGAATTGGATGGTGTATCATTAACATCTATTTCTGCTTTGTGGGAATATGAATTTACTGATACTCGTTCTGTTGTAGGACGTGCGGATCTTTCATTATCATCACAAGTAGTATTTACTGCTGACCTTCTATTGAATACTGTTGAACAGATTGAAGGTTCAACTCATAATGTTGTATTGACAGGTAGTATACCTACTACAAAACTGACTGGATTTGCATCTAACTATGCTTCAGATATAAGACCAGGTGAAGTTCTAACTGTAGGTCTATCTGATGAAGTAGGTAACAATACATTTAGAGCAGAGAAAGTTAATCAGGCTGATATTAACGTTAATGCTTCTAATAAGAATAGTGGAACCAATGTTATATTTGGTACACCAGGTGCTCAGACTGTATTATGTGACGGTGCAGATAAGATAGGTACTGTTGTAGATGGAGATTATCAGCAAGTAGGTCGTATGAGACCTAGAGTATTCCTCAAGAATTATCAGAATGGTAACCTTACCATTGACATGCCGAAGCACTCCATTAAGTCAATTTCTGACGAGTCCTTCACAGTTTATAGAAGTTACAATGCTACCAGTATTAATAATGGTGGTACAACAATTACTCTTGGTGAGAATGAACAGTTTGAAACATTCTCTAATGATAACTTTGTAGTAACCATTGACACAGGTGGTGGTAGTAACAACGACTATGCTGGACCAGGTACAAAGATTGATATGGAAGCTGCTGTTAATGCAGGTACTATTGCGATTTCATTCGGTGCAGATAGACAGACTGCTACATTAACATCTCCAGGTGCTGCTGGTACTGGACTTAAGAGTATTACTTCTATTAAAGCCACAGTTGCACTATCTAAGTCTGTAGTACAACGTAAGATTAAAACTGCATCTAAGATGCAATGTTTAGCAGTTAATAAGACTAGAACTAAGCAAGATCAACAGTTATTTGGATTAGGTTATAGTAACAAGTATGGAACTCGTATTGAAGATGAGGAAATTACATTTGGTCTAAATGACGTTTATAAGATCCATGCAGTATATGAATCACTAGATGGTGAAGCTGCTAAGGTTCCTTATGTAACTTTAGTTGAAACAGCATTTTTTGCTACTGGTACTTTAGTTGAAGGTGGTACATCTGGTGCTCGTGCTAGAGTTGTAGACTTTGTATCATCAGCTTTAAAATTATAT